CACGGTTGCAATGCTTATGACCACCTTTGACCGATGCAAGGTCAAGGTCAAGGGTACTGAATTCAACGATTACGACTTCGCTGGCTCTGCCACAATCCTGATGGATTGGTTTACTCAGGCTAAAATGCGTACAGAACTCAGAAATGAGGCTGAACTGCTTGCTCAGTACACGCAACAATACGGCTGGTCTGTCCTTCAGGTCACTTGGCTTCAAGAAGAGGCTCTTCGTGCTCAGATTATCAGAATTGAAGAACTGGCGGCTGTCGCAGAACAGGCTATGCAGAAAGACCCGTCAAGCGTTCTTGGCGGATTGGTCAATGCTATCATAGACCCTGCTCAGGAGGACTACGCCGTTAGTCTTATCCAAAGTTTCCTTACTGATGTAAAGACAAGTGAAGTCAAAAAGGCTGTGAAGTCTCTCAGGAGTACTGGTAAGGCTGACATCCCTCAAAAGTATGTGTCTAAGAACCTTCCTGTTGTTTCTGCTCTCAAGCCCTATGACGAGATTTCTTTCCCGCCTGAAACTATAGAAATCCAGAACGCTAGAGTCATTTTTAGGCGGGTGTTTATGACAGAAGTAGAACTTCGTTCTATGGGTGAAAAGGAAGGCTGGAATCAAGCATTTATTGATGAGGCTATTCTTACCGCTGGTAAGGCTAGTGCCTACAACGACCCTAATGTGCTTCCTGCCGCTTCTCTGATTAACTATCAGGTCAACCGCAACAACCACCTCATTGAAATTATCTACTCTTACTCTAAGTTGCTTGATGAAAACAATGTCCAGTCGGTGTACTGCACAATATTTGCTCCTGTTGCTGGTAGTGAGAATTATGCCAGCCACGAAATGCTAGGCTATGCTCACAACGAGTATCCTTTCGTTGTTTACCGCAGAGAACGCATCCGCCGCCCTATTCAGGAGTCCCGTGGTATTCCTGAGATTGCTATTACAGACCAAGATGAAATAAAGGCTCAGCACGATTCAATTCGTGACAGAACTGCTTTTACAACACTACCTCCAATCCTAGTTAAGAAAAGACTTGGCGGAATGAACAAGGTGGCTCCAGGAATTCACCTCCCTGTAACATCACCTGACGACTACAAATTTATGCCAACACCTACAGGTGATGCTAACTTGGCTTTTGCACTTATGGACAGGGTTGAAATCAACCACGCTCATTATTTTGGAATGTATCATCCGAGTATCATTCCTGCTAAGACCCAGACCACTCAGCAGTTCATCGTAAACGGATGGCTTGATATCTGGGGTAAGGTTTACAATATGACATTTAGTATGATGCTCCAGTATCTTGACCCTGCGGAAATTGAGCAGATTACAAATACTCCTGTTCCTCAGAACCTTGCTTCCATCTCTAATCAGTATGACTTCCAGATTAAATACGATGTCAGAGAACTAGACACGGACTTTGTAATGGAAAAACTTAAGGCTGTTATGCAGTTCATCGTTCCGCTTGATAGCGGAGGCGTTATTGACAAGAATAAACTTGTCAGAGCCGCTATTGAGGCTGTTGACCCTGACAAGGCTAAAGACCTTATCCTTGAGACTTCTTCGGCTTCTCAGATGCTTTATAAGGACATCCAGTCTGACATTGGGCTTATGATGCTTGGAAATGAGGCTAATTATGTCGAAAACGACCCTGCCGCTCCTACAAAACTGCAATATCTACAGGATATTATGGGTAAGAACCCTAAGGCTCAGCAATCTATGCAAGGCGACCAGCATTTCAGAGCCTTGATGGAAAACTATATAAAGAACCTTCAGATGTCTGTTAGCCAACAGCAGAACAAGCAAATTGGCAGAACTGGCGTTACCCCTGTTGCAGAACAGGCTGGAAACCAGATGCAACAGCAAATTGAACAGGCTGATGAACAAGAACCCCCGCAACAATAATGCTTCCTAAAGAAATACTACAAGGCTTCAGTTTTGAGGCTGGAAACGACACTTGGAAGGCTGTACACCTCCTTTTAGATGCCTCTGTTGAATCTGAAGTGGCTAATGCCATTTCAAAGGAAAACAAAGGCGAAGACAGGGCTTGGTACGCTGGACGGGCTGACGCTCTTATGGCTTTTAAGGAAATTCTTGTAAATACTAGGAATACAGTCCTTGAAGACCAAGGCAGACCTCTTGAAGAGGATGTTTCGTAAGAAATTGGCTCCTTGTTAATTAGTCACTTGCTAATTAATATTAACTGACATTTATGGTAAGTAGTTCTGGGACTACACAAAAAACCCTGCTTATAGTAATATAGGACTTTAGACCTTTCTCTAATGAATACAGAAAATCAATCCGACCTTGGGACGGAATCAAATAACCCCACGAAAAATGAAGGAACACCCGCTCCTTTTAATCAAAACAAACTTGCTGACATTGTTAGCGAGACATTCCTAAGCGGTGAGGAAAGAGAGGATTCTTCAGATTCCGAAAATTCTGAAGCGGAAGTTCAAGCGACTTCCGAAGATGGTGATGTTCATTCACAGTACACAGAAAAACAGCCCGAACAAGAAAGTCCTGAAGACTCCGAGGAAACCGAAGAAACCAAGTCTGAAGATGATGATTTTGAACGGGGGTTGCCAAAAGGAGTCAAGAAACGCATTGATAAACTCTCCGCTAAACGCAGAGAGGCTGAGGCTGAAGTTGAGAAGTTGAGGGGAGAAGTTGAGCGACTGTCGCAAGAGGCTACCAAGCCAGCACAGGTTTCAACTAAAAAAGACCCTTATGCTCACCTTTCATCCATTGAAGAAGTCGGTCGTGAGGCTGACCAAGCCAAAAAGATTAGACGATGGTGCGAATTGAATCCTGATGGTGCAGTAGTTACGAAGCCTGATGGTGAAGAAGTTGAGTATACCGCAGATGAAGTCCGTAAGATTAAGGTTAAGGCAATGGATGCTCTTGAAGAGCACCTACCTGTCAGAGCCAAATATCTTCAGGAATACCAACAGATTGAACAGGTCGCCGCTAAGGAATACCCTTGGTGGAAGGACAGGAGTTCAACTGAAAGACAAATTGCGGAATCATTCCTTAAACACTTCCCAGAAATTCAGCGTTTCCCTGACTATAAGATGGTGCTAGGCGATTACATTCGTGGCGTTAAATCGAGAGAATCCTCTCAAAAGAACGGCAAGACATTTAATCAAAAGGCTCCCAACCAACCAAGACCCTCTGCTTCCCCTGCTCGTCTGAGTTCTCAAGACTCTAACGCTCAAGGTGCAACAAAGCGTTTTATGTCTTCTGGTAACAAAGATGACCTTTCGTCTATAATCGCTAACCGATTCCTGTAATCAAAACCCCTACCCCTAAAACCTATATTATAATATGGCAAACCTAACAGAACCCTCCTTCCTCTCTGGCAAGAGAGAAGAACTCGCAGACCTTATCGCCCTCGTCGACGCTAAGGATACACCCTTTACTTCGATGGCGAAGAAAGGCAGCAAACCTGGCAATACCCTTTTCAGATGGCAGGCTGACAGCCTTCCTCTGCCGAAGATGACTGGCACAGTTGACGGCACAGATGTCTCCACATACGACAACTATGTGAAGGACGCTGACGCTGGTAAGCAGTATCGTGCTGAACTCTCCAACTACATTCAGATTTTCCGCAGAGCCGTCCGTGTGTCGCCTCTGACTCAGGATATCACAACTGTCGCTGGTGTTCGTGACGAACTCGCTAACAATGTCGCCAAGGGCATCCAAGCCCTTAAGCGTGATATGGAAGTCACTCTCTGCTCCAACAACGGTGCTCAGGCTGACGCTGGTGGTTCTACCCCCTACCTCACCCGTGGTCTTCACAAGTGGCTCCAACCCGCTGGTACAGGCACAGTCAATTTCAACACAGGTCTTTGGTCTACCGTTAACGGTAATCAGGATACTGTTCAGCCTATTCACGGTAACTTCCAGACTCCTGCCGCTAACCGCTCGACAGTCGGCACAGCCGCTCTGACGGAAACGGTTGTTCAGGACATCCTCACAGGTATCTACTCCCAGACTGGTCAATACAAGGATTATGATGCTCTTGTCGGCACAGCCCTCAAGAGAGCGTTCACAAACCTCGTCTTCACAACTGCTCAGGGTTCTGGTACTGCTCCTCAGACCGCTATTCGCACCCTTAACCGTGAGTCGGACTCTTCGTCCTACATCTCTTCGGTTGATGTTTTCGAGGGCGACTTCGGAAAGTTGAGACTCCACCCGTCGCACTACCTCAAGGCTACCGCTGGTGTCGGTTCGACATTCGCTGGTTACATCATCCCGTTTGACCAAGTTGAAGTTCGTTATGGCGGCAATGTCGCTGGCGTTACCAAACTCACCAACAACGGTGGTGGCGAAGCCCGAATGATTGAAGCAGTTGCTGGACTTTGCGTCTACAACCCGCTTGCCTTCGGCGTGTTCGACTTCACGGCTTAACCGCTAGTGTCAGACATTATCCAAAGTCTGACTGAAGTGATTCCCTCCCATCTTAGAAATAGGGTGGAGAGGGAACTCCTTCACGGTTGGAGGATGTCGGAAATTAAGGCTCAGGCGACTGCTACGCAGAACGCTGTTTTTAACCACTCCAATGAAGCACATAACATTGAGGGTGTAGGTCGCCTAAAGGCGAGAATACCTGTTGAGGCGTGGCACTATTGGGGTCAACGCCTTGGCTATGAGTGCTGGGAGGACAAGCAGTTTCTTGACGAATTCCTCCGAGATAACCCCGATACAGCCATAAGAAACTATGCAAAGCGTACCACCGTTAATGGTGCTATTTTTACTGGTGACGGCTATCTAACCAAATGAGAACCACGGAATTTTCTAAAATCCTGTTCGATGCAATTCAATACTCTGGCAACGACAGACATAACATTTCTGATGAGACATTTGCTCAATTCAGGGACTTTATCTCTGCCCGTATCCCTGAGGCTTGGGAGTCTAATCAATGGGCGGATATCTGCCGACTTACTAGTTTTACTACATCTGTTGATGCCAACAATGTAACCTATTTTACTCCTGTGGAGGAGGCTGACGAAATCCTTGGTGTATATTCCAAGAATCCTCAGGAAACCACAAAAGCGACACAACTTGGCTACCAGATTTATGACAGCGGTAGCGAGCGTAAGGTCATCCTATCCAGCACAGTAAGTACTGGATATTACATTTACAGAAAGGACTGCATTATGCTCAATGGCGATGTGTATAGTCCTTCTACAGTTTATTACAGCGGAGTTCAAATTTATTTTGACTCTGGCTCTGGAACAGGCACATATATTCCAGTTCAAGGAAAGCCCCACGCTGGCAACTTTTATACCTGTCTTGCTACGGCAACTACGGCGGGTCAAAGTCCTACAACTCATCCATCTCTTTGGTCTAAGATTGAAATACCTTACATATTTGGTTCTTTCCTGTCTTGGGCGGCGGCAACAAATTGGCTAGTGTCTGAAGGTCAAATGCAAGAAGCCGCTACAATTGAAGCCAAGGCTCAGCAAATTCTTGAGCAAGAGTACGATAAGTTCTTGCGTCAGCAGGGTCAGTTCGGAAAGATAAATATGATACAAACTTACTAATACAAAAATGGCTCACATCTCATTCTCCTCCCCCTTCCTCCGTGGCTTTAACCACACCGAAGTTATTATTGGCACATCTGCCAGCACAGCCCTTGTTGCCGCCATTACCCCCGAAAGACGGGTCAGCGTCATCATCCAGAACCAACACGCTACGGCTCTGGTGACTGTTATCTTTTCGGACTCTGGCTCTTCTGGTCTTAAGGTCAAGGCTGGCGAAAGCATCTCCCTCGACAACTACAACGGCATCGTGCGTTGTGTTTCTGATACCGCCTCTACCCCTGTTCATATCGCCTACGCTGTTTGCTAATGGCGGTTAACCTACATCGGATAAGCACAGGCATCTCGTCTGGCTCTAGCCGTAATGGGTTCGGGAACATCGTGTCGTTTCCTAGCGTCCCTGCTGGCTTCCCTGCGTATGGGACTGTGCTGTCTACTGCCAGCGGCGTGACTTATGAACAAGCCATTTATGAGGCATATTCAGCCTTTCTTGTTAATAATGTTTACACTTACAATTGTGATGTAAATACCGTAGCAGATGGAGTTGGTGGTTCATTCATAGATTGGGCTAATGCAGTTAATATTTACCCTAAAAATAACGGCATATTTATTGCAACTAGTACTAATGACTTTCCCGCTAATCCAGTCGCAGTTGCTGGCAATTACTATAACTCTGGTGCTTACCCCGACACAAATGAAGTTCACGACGGAACAGGAAGCATTATTACAGTAGGTGCAGGGACTTTTGTTTATTACCCAGAGGGGCAGAACATTACAAGTGCTGGAAGCATCGATAATACCACAGAAGTTCCTGCTGGGTCAAATAACTTTTACTCAAATGGGTCATATACTGATTATATGTATGTTTGGGACGGCTGGGGCAGTTTCTACCAAGACGGAGGCTCAGGTGCAGGTAGTTATCACTCCGCTGGGACAGAGGTTAGTAGCAACCTTAGATACAATATTGTCTATCTTGAAACAGAAGTGCCTTCTGGGTCTGGACATTGGGAGAACAACGGAAAGGTTGATTTTGACTCTTACTACTGGAATGGCACAGGCAACGCCAATTCTAACAATTACAACCCCAACGGAAGTTTCTACCCTCACGGAACATATATCTACTACGATAATAATCTGGCTTCTGACCACTACTGGAATGGCTTAGGAGGCTACTACAGCGAGGCCACACCCTAACATTTATGATTACTATTCTTCTTTCTACTGTCACCTTCCTTGGTGGCGTTTATGTCGGCACTCGCTGGTCTGAAAAGATTAAGGCTGTCTACTTCTCTATTATTTCTCAGTAATGCCTAATGAATACCAAAGGGATGGAGATATAGCGTTTATCGGGCTTAACAGCCGTGATAACCCTAGTTCTTTGCCCGAAGGTATCCTTAGCAAGTCTCAGAATTTTAGACTAGACCGTGGTGTTGCCCAGACCAGAAAAGGTCTAGAGCGAAAAACTATTGGCGAAATAGTTGGTCAGACAATTTATTCTACAGGAACTTACATTCTTCCGAGTGGGCAGGAAATGATTGTCCTAGTTGTTGCAAATGGTCTGTACACATATAACCCTCAGACAGAAGCACTTTCTGCTAAGATTTATTTTCCCAATAAAATAACTGGAGCAACGCTTACTTCTACAGACAGCATAATTGTAACTGTAACAAAAACAGCCCACGGTCTTTTGGCTGGTGCAAGCGTGTATGTGGAATGTGGTACTGTTACATACTCTGGCTTGTTCGTAATAACATCGGTAACTGCAAATACATTTACCTATTCTATGGCAAGGGTTGCATCTACTGGTGTAATAACTGGAGCCGCCTGTTCTTATAGTGCCTCAGAACTAATTATTACCCCAGAGGGTTGTGATGTCTGCAATGCTGTAGATAAGATTTTTATTAGCAGAGGTTTTTCCAAGCGTCCTTTGATGTGGGATTTGGCTACTACAATAATTGCCCTTCCTGTTACCCCAGCCGCCGCACATCAATTCCCTAATTGTTCAACATTGATGTACTATGGCAATAGACTTATTGCTATTGGTGCTAACCACGCTGAACAAACTTCTAACATAAATACACTCCGAAACTACGATACCGTTAGTGTTAGCAATTATCTTGACTACGAAAGTTGGGATATAGCAGATGCTTTTACGGTTAATAACGGAAGTAATGACCACCTTGTAGGCGTTGCCCCTTGGACGCTTAATGAGTTCCTTGTGTTTATGCGTAATAGCATATATTACATTTCAATTGGAAGTGACAGGTACACAACAGGTGCGGTTTTAAGTTCAGATTCATACATCAAGACTCTGGCTACAGACATTGGTTGTCTTGCTAAGAAGAGCGTGGTTCAGGCTGGTGGTGGCGTATTTTTCCTTTCTGATAACGGTGTGTACTTCCTGCAACCTCAACCAGCCTCTGCTGAGTCGATGAAGTTGCTCACGATGTCTGACCCTATATCGGCTCCTATTGATAATGTTATCCAGCGAATCAATCGTAATTACGCAAGCAACGCTGTTGCTACCTATTGGAATAATCGTTACTACCTTGCCGTTCCGCTTGACGATAGTACTGTCAACAATACTGTATTGGTCTTTAACTTCATCCTAAGGCAATGGGAGTCGGTTGATACATACCCTACGCTTGTAACTACTAGCAATAATCTTGTTGCTGATTCTTGGGCTATCAATACATCTGCATCTGGGCTAACTGATTACATTTACATTGTTATAACAAAATCCGCAGTACCGCAACACGGACTGGCTGTCGGAGATTATGTAAATGTAAACTTCACAGGTCAGTCTTGGACTGGTTCTGGATATGTTGATTTGCTTCCCCCAAGCGGAACATACAAGGTTATAGACGATGCTTATTCTAACCTTGATTCTTCATTCTTTTATATAAAGATTCCAAAGTCTTCCTTTCTAGTCCTTCCGTATACTGGTACTTATCCTACTTTAAGTTGGATTTATACACTTGGGTATGGTGTCACATTTGCCAAGGCTGAGTCTGTATCCCTCAAGGAGTTTATTGTAGTCAAGAAAGACAACCAGAGACGAATGTTCTTGGTTGATAACTATCAAGGCATATTCCTTACAGAAGAACTAGATTACGATGAGTTCGGAGATTCTACTGGAAGCCCAATTTTGCCTATTCCTATTGCTGGAGTTGATACGGCTGTAAACATAGCAAACGGAAAATATGGAAACCTTATATTAGTTTCCCTGACTAATAGTGCTGGTGTCCCTAACGCTAATGTAATAGTCCTAGACTCCCTTTCTTTCTCTAAAAACGACATTCTTGCCGTTCTTGAGACACGAAAGTATTCGTTTAAGAACATAGGCGACAAACGCTTTAGTTCATACGAAGCAAGCCTACTTACATCTGGAGGCGAAAAGATAGAAACTTATGTAGATGTATCTAATCCTGATGTAATTGTTAAGGTTGACTCCTTTGGCTCTTCTTCTAATGAAGATTACACAAGGTCTAATCCTATCAGAAAAACTGGCTCAGATGCTTTAATAAGATTTGTTTCTTACTCAAAGCGACCATCTATCCGCTCGGCGTACATATACGCATCGCAACAAAAAAAGACCAACTTAAACAAAGAATAATATGGCTCAACTATCTAAAGGCGATACATTTGCCGACACGCAACAACTTACGGCTACCCGACTCAACCAACTTGTTGACTCTGCCACCCTTCTTGTGGGTGCTATTACTGACCAGCCTGCGATTACGGCTAACACCCTTGAGGCAACAGACACTACCATTGTGAATGATGCTGGCGTACTAAAAGAAGCCACTATTGGCGATTTCTTTGGTTCTGGTCTTCCGCTTGTATCTGCAACGCTTACCTCTACGGCTAACAAAGATATAACTATTACTCCTAACGATGGGGTTATTGTTGCTGGAAGCACTTATACAAGTTCAGACGGTCTTACTGTTACGGTAACAACACTAGTTGCTCACGGACTTCTGGTTAACAATGTTGTCCTTATTTCTGCCGCTGGTTCTGGGTACAACGGAACCTTTAGAATTAGTGCTGTAACATCTTTGACATTCCAGTATGTAATGCCCCTGTTAACGGCGGCTACATTAACACCAACAGCCACAGCGTGTAATTATACACGAAAAGCGTCGTCTTTAATTGCTGGGAATGAAGTTGTAAATGGTACTCAATTTGTAACTGGGGCTATAGAATCTCCTACCATAAAGAGCACTACAGCCGCTGAATTTAACCTCAGCACAGCCAAGACAAGTAATGTAACTACTGCTATGCAATTTAGCGGAGTGCCTGTAATGGGTCTTGCTTCTATTGCTGAAACAACAATTCCGTTTTTTCAATGTAATGCAACAACTGCTGGCGGGCTTTCCTCTACTTGTAATCAATGGGCAACAGTTACAACTTTGTCCTCCCTTACTAAGACAGATAAAGAAATGTGGGTTATCCAATTTGATATTCCTTTTTATTATTACTCATTATATTCCGCAAAATTAAGAATTATACAGGTTAGTAATAATTCCGTTTTAGCAATGAATTTGTTTTTCCTACAAGGGTTTTTAAATTATCAATATATGCAATGTCGATTGGAGGCTGTAATTCCTGTTGGCACTATATTTACAGCAGATTCTATTAGACTTGAGGCTTTTTATGCCGCAACTGCTGTTAATGCTTCTGCTATTATGAATATTGGATATGGCGGGTCTATGACTGACAGCACTATTACTAGGGTTGGTAGAATCATAAAGTACAACAAGCCTTAATGAACCTTGCTGACTTAATCAGTTTTATAGAACAAAACCGATTTAAGGGCAGGGGTGAGTCTTTTGGCTGGAGCGGGGATGAGTTGCAAGTGTATTTACAATGGGCTGACAAATTTAACTTCTTGTTTGTATCTATTGAAGACAACAAGTTTACAGGGGTGTCAATAATGTATCCATTGTGTACATCTTTCTGTGGGGACGGGGATAAACTCTATGACTTCAGCAATACTGAAGAAACCGAACACGACGACTTGTGTATAATGGATTTCATATCTATTACTGATAAAGCAAAAAAAGACCTTGTAAGCCAACTCAAGACACGATATCCAAATTGGGAAGCCCAAAATAAGTGGGCTTTAAGGTTTGGAAGTCCACGGAAAATAACCAACAAATACATCAACCTTTTAAACAATTAATACAATGGGAAACACGAAAGTACAAGCACCTAAGCCAAGAGATTACAAGCAAGAGATGCTTGATTCTATGGCTGGACAAGAAGCAATCCAACCACGACTCCTAGCACTAGAGCGTCAGTATCAACCCCTGTATCAGAAGATGCAACAGGAAATGATGGACAGGCAGATGGAATACCAACTGGATTCCTACGGCAAGGCTATCCCTAAGGCGGCGGCTCTCAGCGGTCAGTTTGCTGACGCAATGGCTCCTGTGTATGGCAAGATGGGAGAACAGTCCCTGACGGCTTACAGGCAGGGTCTAGGTAGTGGTACGGCTGGTCTTTACGACACCCTTCTAGGTCAGGCTCAGGGCGACCTTGCCGCTGGCAGAAACCTCACTCCTGAGATGACAAGGCAAGCCAATAACGCCGCTAGACAGGCTATGACAGCCAGAGGGCTTTCTGGCAATCAAGGCATACAGGCTGAAATCCTCAACAACTATGCTTATGGTACTGACAGGGAAAATGCTTCTAGGCAGTTTGCTGGCAATGTATATGGTATGGGTCAGGGCAACTTCCAGAACGCTATGGCTACCTATGGTCAGCAATTCCTAGGTCAGTCTGCTCAATACTCTCCTGCTAATCTTTACAACTCTGCCTACGGAATGTCGCAGGGTCTTGGTGCTCAGATATTCCAGCCTGAGTCCCAATACAACGCTAGTTTGATTGGTGCTAACCAGTCTAATGATTTGAACGCAAGAATGGCTACTGCCGCTAATAAGTCTGCTCTTACTGGTGCTTTGATTGGTGGAGTCGCTTCTTTTGCTACTGCTGGACTTAGTGGTATGGCTAAAACTGGAACTGGTTTCTTTTCTGGTGCTAAAGGTTACGAAGGAAAAGCATACCCCGCATAATTTATGGCATCACAATTTTCTAAATATACAGGCGGTATTGCTCCCGTTCAAGGGCTTTACGAAATGGGTGCTCAGATTGGCAAGAACTATGCCGCTGGGATAAACTCTGTTTCTGAAACTCTTACTAAGGGCGTTGACGATTATTACAAAATGGTCGGTGAGGCTCAATACGCTGATGCTGAATTTGATGCTGATGGTGAAAAATACACTAATCTTAGCAAGGCACTTCTTAGTGAACCTGAAACGGCTCACCTAGCAGAAGCAATAACTCCTATTCTTGAGACAATTGCAAAAGGAAGAAAAGGTAGCCACAATGCAAAAATGGCGGCTTTGTCTCAGGTTAAGGCTCAAGGCAAGACTCTTAACGAAACCTTTGGCTATATGGGTCTGGTTCAGGGTGCTAAGGAGCGTCGGACATTTGGTGAGGCTGGCAACCTTCCCGCTGAAGGCGAAGAAACCCTAACCAAGTCGTTTGGCGTTAACCCTCAGGACACAAAATGGAGTCCTAACCTTGGTTATAACGACAATGTTAACCGTGTAAGAGGCAACTACAGAAAGTGGCTTGATATGCACAAGGACGAACTTGCTTCTGGTAAGTTCAGGGTGATGTCTGAAGAAGACTTTATTAAGGACTGGAAGAAGAAACTTCCGTTTTCTATTCAAAATTCTGACCTTGCTCCTCAGGACAAGGCTTGGGCAATGGACATCCTTGAAAACAACAACTTACTTGAAAACATAGACATTGACAACGACCCGTCTATGGAAGGTCTGCGTGGTCAAGCGAGTTACTTCCAAGATTGGGCTACTATTAATCCGTACAAAGGTAGTGGAACAATTAACCCTGATGTGGCTCCTGCTGGTACAATTGCTCAACAACCAGCGGGTCGTCAGAATCGTTATGGTCATCCTGATGCCATTAAACTTAGAGATGAAAACGACAGACTAATAGCAGAAGCAAAAAAACTTAGGGATAGAATTGGTACTGGATGGTTTGGTGGAAATGACAGCGTAGACAAACCTAGACTTGCGGAAATAAGCACACAACTTTCGGCTAACTATAAGATAATCGAATCAATGGGCGGTGCTTCGTCTTCGGTTGAAATAAATAGGATGGAAGCATATCGAGCAAAAGTAAATGAAACTTGGTCGCCTTATATAACTCAAATTGTCGTTGACGAAGACGACGAAGAAACGGCTCCAGAGCCTGTTGTTGTTCCTGACAAGGTAGTTGAACCTGAGGCTGTTCCTGCCCCAGTCCCTGTTCAGCGGGTAGCCCCTGCCCCAGTTCAGCAAGCGGCTCCTGCCCCTGCCCCTTACTACCCTCCCGCTCCTCCTGTAGTTCAATCAGATGAGCCAGAAGAGGAACCTCAAATGTCTCAAAGGCTTGAGCCTATGGCTCCGCCTAAGGTTGTTGAAACCCCTAAGGCTCCTACGGCTCCTGCCCCTGCTAAGGCTTCTGCCCCTCCTGCCCCTGCTAAGGCTTCTGCCCCTTCCGCTCCTGCTAAGGCTCCTACGGCTCCTGCTAAGGCTCCTACGGCTCCTGCTAAAGATGGTGAATCTATTGTTTACCCATTCCCTCCAGAAACAGGCGGTAAGTATACAGTTAAAAAGGGAATGACGCTGATGACTATTGCTCAGCGAGCAGGAACTACACGAAGAGCAATAATGAAGGCTAATGGGATAAATGAAAATCACGATTTTAAGGGTGGTGAAACAATTATCATTCCTCCGTCTATAGAGCAAAATAAGGCTGTAGACCGTGACCCTCAATCTGCTGAGCCTCTGTATCCTGAAGCACAAATTTCCCAAGAAGAGGCTGAAAGTGGTCAGCAACAAGAGGAGGGCAATCTTATCATAGACCCCGTAACTGGTAATATGGTAATCAATACCCCTATTGATGGAATTATTCCTCCTGACAAGGTTGCTGAAACAGAAGGCGACGATGAAGGCATTGATGTTGAAGCCTTTGCTCCTATTAAACTTAGACCAGTAGGTTCTCAAAAGCCAACACAGCAACCTGTACTTCCTCAAGGCGTTAAGCAATCTTACACAAAGGATGAACTTGATGACATAAAAATTGGTGCAAGAAATGTTGAAGAAAACAACAATCAAATTCAAAGCCAACAGCGTTCAATAAAGCCAGCCATAGAATACCTTGAAAGAATTAAGGAAAATGTTTTAAGCGGAAAATCTAATTCTGTAGACTTTGGTACTTACGGTGCGTGGCAAAAGATGAACCCAGATAAGGCTACTGTCATATCTGTCGGTACTCAAGCCGCCGCTATGTGGATTGGTGGAGGGTGGGCTAAGACTATTGGAACAGCAAACAAACTTTCAAAAGCAAACTTTGCTTCCAAGAGGGTTTCTTATGCAAGAGAACTTGCTGAGGCGGCGTTTGACTCTCAATCGTTAAAACTTGGAAGAGAACTTACAGATAGCGAAATTGGAGAACTAACAGTTAAAGCATTTAACAAGGCTGGACTGGCAAAGCACTCGCTTAACGCTGAAGACACTTATAAGATTGGTAAGGCTATTACCGTGTCTGGAGTTAAATCTGCATTTTGGGAAACGCTTGCCCTTGCTATGGTTGGGGCTGAAGATGACGGATTTAACGCTCCAGACTCCGCAAGTGATAAGGACATTAGAAAACATCTTATAGACACCCTTGCAGAAATAAAAACAGTTAGACACACAAACGGAGGATACAACCAGTTTGTTCCTTTTGGTCTTGCAGATGAAGAAATTACCTCTGGAGAAGTAAAAGGAATCAAGACTATTCTTGATGATAAAATTGCAGGACTTAAGAAAATCTACGCCGATAACGAAATTCAAGCACAATACCTTAAGGTAAATGCAACTCCTAACAACTTGCTAAAACTTGCAAAAGCCCTTGGCGATGACACTAAGGCAAAACTTACGGCTATTGAAATGGCAAAGGCTAGTGGTCTTTACGAAGACCCTTCTGCTGATATTCCTGTTGATGGTTATGATGACATTGAAGTAGGAACACAGCCAATAGCCTCAAAGGACATTGTTATTCCTCAGTCTAGCGAAAGCCGAAAGAAGCAAATGTCTGATTATATGAAGAGCAGACTTGGCTATCTTCCTGCTGGCTTTGACGATATGTGGAGAAAACAAAACCCAGAGTCTACGCTTCAACTTAAGGAAACTCCGTATGGTGTGTTTTATAGCGACAAGACTGGCGAATGGAAGCAAATGACTATTACTAAGGGCAATCAAATGGAGCCAAAGGATATTGCGGCTAACAAGGCTGTCCAGTTTGGCAACCTTCAGCCTGACGGAACCTATGAACCTACAGAGTTTGTAAAGGGTTCTGGCATTAAACTTGGCGGCATTGGTACATTTGGTACTGCGGCGGACGCTTCTAAATTCAGAGTTGACTATCTAAAAAAGATTAAAGCCCTTAGATATGCTGACGAACTCAGAGAAATGAATGAAGTTTTATTCCGTTCTATGATGCCTTCTATGTGGGGTAAATCTACTACCAAGGTAGCGGCTCTTGTTGCGGCAATGAGACAAGAACTTATTGGCGTAGGCTCTGTGTCTGACTTTGAACAAAAGTTGCTAAAAGACCTTGTTGCTAATCCTACAGATTTTTGGAGGCTTCAATCTACGGTAAGGGCTACCTATGAAGAACTTATTGAAAAACTTTCTCGAAGTCTTGTTGAAGACCCTCAAGCCTTAGGACTTGATGTTCAAATGCCAAAAGACAAACAGGCTCAAGTGAAGAATATGAGAGCCATACACCTTGCTTCAATAGGTCGTAATAAGGCTAAGATGGCTGAATTCCAAAAGCAGGACAAAACTATATACAAATACAGTCAACAATACGACGACCCTAAATAATGGCTGAAATATTTAAAAACCCTGAACTCATAATTACGCCTTCGGTCAATGCACCGTCAGCGGGAGGAAAGGAATACACAGGCAATAGTGAGATTGATTCATACATCAACTCTCTTCCTGAAGACGAGCGTGAAGAGGCTTTGCTTGCTATTACAGCCCCTAAGACTGGTGAGGAAATTCACCTTGAAATGAGTCAAACGGGTGTAGACCCGAATAAAGAAGACTGGATTAAGATGAACCAGTACTATCGTACAAGAGATACCGACTACCTTAAGGCTATCTCTGAAGGTGCTGGGCATATCTATGATGTATTTGGAAGTGCTATTCAGTCTGTTCAGGATGACCCGTCTATGGATACACTAGGGAAAGTAACTCCTAGTGTAATTGAAGGTGCTATACAAAACCTAAGGGGTCTTTATGGCATTGCCGCTGAATCTGCCGACTCAACAAGTATGCAGTCTAAATTCTTTAACATCCTTAACGGAAGAATGGAAGACAGCGATGAGGCTTACCGTGTTTTTCTTGACGCTAGAAATTTTGGCAGAGACTCAGAAGCGTATGCAAAAGGAGAAAAGACTACGCTTTTTGATAAACACCATCTAGATAACAACTTTGTTCAGGCGGCGGCTCTAGTGGCTGACCCCACAATGTTCATTCCTTTTGGTAAGGCTTTTAGTGTTGCTGGCGGTATGCTTGGTATGTCTGAACGCTCTATGGCTCTTGCCGCAAGAACCGCTAACCTTAAGAACAAGATTCTTGGAGGCACTTTAAAATACGGAGTTGGTATGCCTATTGAGTTCATTGGTAAAGGTACAAGAGTAACCCTTGACCACGCTATCGCCACAGGCGAGAAAGCGTTTGTAGCGGCTACTGGAGTTTCCTCTGAGACATTTAGAGAAGGTATGCGAATGAGCGGAGTTGGCAGTCTTGGTGCTGGATACTTTGGTCACAGCGTTCCGCTTCTTACTTCCGCCTCTGGTGCTTATGTGGCTGGAACCGCCGCCGCTGGCGTTGGTGAGGCTGTGTCTGTTATCGGACACCAGATAATGAAAGGTGAAAGAGGTATCGCTTCTTACGCTAAACAGGCATTAATGGACTCCGCTAAAAACGGCGTTGAACTCTCTGGTCACGCTAAGGCGTTGCTTAGGATAGTAAATGGGTTTGACCCGCTTATTGACTACACAACTACCGTTGCCCAAGGTGCGGCTACTGGTTCTATGATTGGTGCTGGTCTTGGATACTGGTCTGCTGGCGAAGAAGGAATGGCTCAAGGCATAGGTGCTGGCATAGCCCTAGGTTCTGTTGGCGGAACTGCTGGTAAGATTCTTGCTGATGTTACTGGAAGAACATACAAACACCGTACACATATTCAGGCTAAACTTGTGCTTGAAGGTATTCGTGATATGCACCCTGAACAGGCTCAAAGTTGGGAACGGGCTGAAATTTGGGCTAAAACAAGAGGGTTTACACTTGACGGTATTCTTGCCGCCAAGGACACCATCCACCCCAATACCCACATTGAAGTTCTTACTCAAAGAGAATACGCAAATTACCTTAAAGAAAACGGTCTTAATCCTAACACTTATGACGGAAAGACATTCCTAAAGGATGGCGACCAGCCACTTAGCCTCAGGTCTTTTGAGCAACAGAACGGCTATGTAATTGAAAATAGGGCTAATGGTACTGTAAAGATTTACCTAAACGCTGATGCCGCTCCCAGAGCAACAATGGGACACGAAATCTTTCACTCTATTCTCCGCAATAGCGTAATGAAAGATTACTATGCTCAGGCTGTTAAAGAAAAAGTAATCGGAACTAGAGACGCTGAAGGCAACCTCACAAACAGGGGAACCGTTGACATCAAGGAAGTTAAGCAGATGTTCAGGCGTTATCTTGACGCAGAGTTCAAAGACCCTGCGGAACGGGCTGACGCTCAGGCTAGACTTGAAATGGCAGAAAAGGCTTACCAAGACAACGGGCAGATGGTTTCAGACCCGTCCCTTGGTGGTCGTCCTCTGCTTGAACATTTGAGTGAAGAATTTGGTGCTTACTATTTCTCTCACCTAGTGATGGATAAACCAATTGACTGGCTATATCACGGTGGTGATTTGCCAGGAATTCGTGGTGTTTTAGATAACGCAGGAATGTTGTATAAAAACTACTGGAGAAGCAGAATGAATAGTACTGCACCAGAGTTTAACTTCAACAGAACTTTTATAGATAAAAACGGTGCAGAAAAACTTGTGCCTATTGATGAAGTGTTTGCTCCTGCTACTTATGATATTTTTGGTAATGTTACTGGAAACGCAAAGCGTGTAGTCAATCCTGCTATGGATATGTTCTTTAGGGATATGCTTAGGATTGAAAAGAAGGTCAACGAGACTGGGCAATTTGACATATCAAACCTTAGCAAAGAATCACAACAACGCTTCATTGACTCTGAAGGTCTTGATGGCGTGTTCACAAAAGATATGTCTGGTAACTACAGGCATAACACAGAGGCTCAGATTAAGCGTGAGAACAAGATAAAGGGTAGGGCTGTGCATAAGTTGCTGATGGCTATCCCTGAGGCTGAGCGTACATTTACGGTAGATGCAGACGGGAATATCCGTGGTCACTTGACCCCCCAGATGCTTGATAACATCGTTAACTCTGGGCATATGACTAGGGCTATGGCTAACAAGATTAGCCTATTCCAGTCTATAGCCAGAGGCGAAGCCGCTGGCAACATCGTAGACTTTGGTGGCATTGCCAGCACAGGAGAGCGACCAATGAATGTTAATAACCCTACCCGTGTTAGGGGTGACAGGGTTCCGTTTAAGTCTAGAACGGCTGTTGTCTTTGGTATTGATACCGTAATCGGAAAGAACGGCGAGTTTCAGTTTAAGGGCAATATGCTTGATTACAAAGTAATTGAGACAAGGGCTAACAACGAATGGAGCAATCTTAGCACACGGTCTTTGTGGAACGGAAACCATACAGAGTATATGGCTGACTTCTACAGGTATCTTGAGAACGCATCCAAGGCTCACGACGATGCTACCAGAGTGCCTTCCGCTGACCTGTGGACTGACGGCAAGGGCGGCGAGCGTAGGAATGTCCTGCATCAAGTCCTAGGAATGGCTAAGGGTGAGGCTGATACCTTCCTTAACTCTCCTAATGCTGAGATTAACCGTAACGCTTATTCTACTGTGATGTCGTTCAGCCTGAATCGAATGACCAATCTGCGTCTTCGTAACCAGAGCGTCCCGTTCAAATTTGAAAACGCTTACCGTGACCTTGTGCGTAACTGGTCGCCTAGGGAGATGGACAGCGAGATTACACCTAGGGGTAGAATATTTAAACACCCTTCTGGCTTTAGGTTTATCCAAAGAGAAGACGGCAAGACAGATGCCTTTGACGAACTCAACAAGCGTATTGGAACCTACCAGACGGCTGAAGAGGCTACTGAGGCTGGCAGAAGACACGCCATAAAGAACCCTTCTACTGTTTTGCTCAAGGACAATATGACGGATAACAGCGTCATCAACCGCTCACCCAACGAAGGTGCAGGGGAAGTTCCTGTTCTTGGGGCAAGAGAAGCCGCCGAAGCCAGACGCATTGGAAACCTATTTAATACCCGTGAAATGCAGGAGTTTGTTGGAGACAGGAAACTTGTCGCTCAGACTGCCGACGAAGGATTTACGGACTTTATAAACAAATTTAGAGAAGGTGAAATAAACCAAGAGACAGCCTTAATGATGCTTGAACAAATGTCTAAGGATATGTTTGGTGGTCTTGATAGACAGACTAAAAGAATTAGACTTCAAGAGTTAAAAGAAAAAGCGGTGGCTAATTTTGAAAAAGAATACCCACGATTTAAAGGCACTATAAAAACTGATGACTATAGAACTGACCACAGCCTTACAATAGAAGATTATGCAGAAGTAAAACAACTTGAAAAAGATTTAGCCAAGCCAGCATCAGAAAAACAACGCCATAGTTATTTTACAAGTGAAAACTCTAGAGACTTTGCAAAAAAAATAAAAGATGCAAAGAAATGGGTAAAAAATGCGGCTTCTACATACAATGACTTTGCTGGATACTTAGCCGAGAATGTTCCTATGCGTGAGTATTATCAACACGCTGTGTATTCTAAACAGTTTAGAACTGGAGAACCTGTTGTTGTTGTAGGCGTTCACGGGACAAACACATCTCAAGGATTCTTAAAAGACAAAAAATATAGACCTGTTTCAAGAAATGACAATGTCCCTTTTTCTGAAGGAGAATTGCGTGGGGCTTATTTTGCTTCTTCTGATGCAACTGTTTTAAACAAAGAGTATCAAGGAGGATACCTTGAAAGTATGGGTTATGAAATTAGCGAAGACACTCATAGACCAGAATCTGGTTCTCCTAACATTGCTAAATCTGCAATAAGGTTTGACAATCCGCTTGTTGTAGACGGACAGTTTACAGATATGATGAAACGCACCGAGAAGATTCTTGGTGAAGCAATTGAACAAGGACACGATGGTGTCATTTACATTAATCAATCAGACGGAGGAAACCTTGATGTTACATTTATTGTTCCTGCAAACAAGGCTAATCAGCATCAGCGTATGATTGGTAGCACCCGTGAAAAGGCTCAGGCTGGTGCGGCGTATGAGCCTCTACCCCGTGGTGAAGGTCGCACAAACAGAACTGTTAACCTTTCCCCCCACGAAGGTGCAGGAGAACTAAGCACAACTAGATATAAAGTTCCCCGTGAAGAGCCTAGATATCAAGACTCTATTGAATATAACGAACTGTTTGTTTTGCCTTGGAATACAAAACCTTGGTTTGACCCTAAACGATTTGATTCACTTGTTAAGGATGGCACAGATTTCTTTACTGTACCAGACCCCAAGCGGCATACACTTTGGCAATATTTAGATTATCATCAAAAAGCAAAGACTCCTGTAACCCTTGGAGATGTTCTTAAATTTATAACTGAACAAGGAAAATCTATTCACCCAAATGTTCCTAGGGATTATCACAGTAAATATGCTGAACTTTTGTTGTCAATTGGTTCTGGATTGCTTCATCTGCCTGTAAATATTACATCTGACGGGCATTGGACTGGCGGAAGCAAAGGTGCTAATATGGCAACAAAGCACTCATCAAGGAATATTCGTGAGGCATCATTTGCAGAAAGACACGCACATTTTAAGCAACAATATAAAAATGCTCCAACAGAGGAACTTAAAAGAATTCTACAGGAAATGGACAGGCAAGATAAAGCCAGAAGAAAAGTATTACAAGAAAGTAAGGAAAATAAACCAGAAGAAACCGAAGAAGAAGAAGGCGACCAAAATAAAACAAAGAAAGAGCCTGAATACGACCTTCCTGTAATAGAGTTTATTGAAAAGAAAGGTCATCAACAGATGAACATTAATCTTGCTCAACTAGTTGACGCACTTTGGGCTTCAAATACTCCAGAAGGGAGCACCTTTGGAAATGACAAGAGGGGTGATTATGGAAGAGAATATGTAAGAAGACAGAGAGCAATGGACGGACAGTCGTTTGAAGGAACTGCACTTGAAGAAATTGGACACGCTTTGTTTTCATTTTCTGAACAAGCCGCAGTAAGGGCTGACCCTGAACTTGGTAAACTAATTCAGAATTTTAACGAAGCAGACCAGACAGGATACAAAGGAGTTGCTTGGAAGCGTGGAGTTGAAAAATTCCTAGAAGATACTGGTTCAAAAATAAAGGCTGGTCTTATTTTACCAGAACCTGTTATTGCGTGGGCTAGACTTCTTGCACTTCAAAAACACGCAATTGAAAATACATTTGTTGTTCACTTTAAGTCTCCACAAAACCCTATTTCTTTATGGGATGCTGACAAGGCTATCATTCTCAATGATTCTGTTAATACGGCAAAAGGAAAACCCAAGGCTGGAAGAGGGCATCTTAAAGATGGTTGGAGAGTTGTAGCCCCTTGGGAGTTTGTTAGTTACAAAGGAACAAGAGAGTTTGAGGCTCCAATGGACGGAAAGAGACATTACAATCCAACTAGAACCAGCGTATATAGGTTAATGTCAACTGCGGAGTTTAGCATCGCTATGCTTAACGACCCTGATACAATTACTAGATGGCTAAGTATGCCGTTTGAGCCTCTTTTGCTTGAAAGATTAGGTCTTGACACAGATAAAGTTAAACAAGGTTTTCCTGAAAGACTTGCAGACTTGCACAATCAGATGGCTGAAGGAGTAAAGCAATTTACAGAACACGATACTGGTTTTGTGTATCAACATCTTGAAGAAGTAATAAGAACATTGAGTTCAACAAAACCTGATGGTTGGGATTTGCCAAAGCGTGTAAATCTTCAAAACGAAATAGCAAAACCGTCATCTGCAAGACCAGAAAGACCTTCTGGTTTTCTTACCAAATACGAAACTGCTTGGGTTAATGATGCTAGGATTAATATGAAAATCTGGTCTGAGGCACACCAAAAAAAGAATCCATTTGAAGGTCTTAGCAATATGGAGATTTGGGAAATGACAAACAACAATACTATTGAAGGTCTTAGTGAGGCTATGGGTCGTCCTAAATCTGACTGGAAAATTAATGCAAAACCCGTAAAAGAATCACTCGTAACAGGTGTTGAGGTTGGAGAAATGAATTTAAGAGATGAAAAGACTGGTGAAATAACTGGTAAATTTTCTTTGCTTCGTGGTGGCGAAACAAAACAAACTGGCAAAGGAAAAAAGAAAAAAAATTGGGTTTACGACTATAAAGTCGGATGGATAGAGGAAGGTTATGTAACGAAAAACCAGCGTGTTGGAAGATGGGATAATGAAAAGCATCGCTGGGTTCCTATTGACGAAGAAACTGGCACACAGCCAATTCAAGAAACCCCTGCTGAGCATAAAACAACTATAGATGAAGAGGGGAATACTGTAATCATTGATGATGAAGGTAATCCTATAATTGACGACGATACAGGCAGACCAGTTATAATAGATGAAGAAGGTCAAACTGTAATTATTGACGAAGAAGGAAATAGAATCCCTGTTGAAGTTCCTCCTCCAGTACTTCCCGTACCCCCAGTACCTCCAGTACCTCCTGTACCTCCTGTACGCCCAGTACGCCCAGTACCTAAAACTCCGCTACCAACTCAACCTGTTCCCCCAGCCCCTATCCCTAAGCGTGACTTCACTCAGGCTGACATCAGGGTGTGGCGTTCTTGGAAGACTGAAACCTATGGCAATAGTTCTGCCTTAAAGAACGCTCTTGGCTATATCATTATGAGCCTAAACAAAAACTACAGGGTGTATAATCCTCAAAGGGTTCTGCTTGGAATCTATAAGGACGAGGAAGACGCTAAGCGTAGAGTCCAGCGTGAGGAGCCTAAGAGATGAGCCAAGACCCCCAAAGCCTTGATGCAATAGCCGAAGAGTTCAAAAAGACTGGATGGCTGTTCGCAATACTTGGGGCTATTGGGATGCTGGCTAGACTCATCCTGACCGAAGAAAGGTATTACACATTCAAGTGGATAAGGATGGTTATTGCTGGGGCTATCGTAGGGGTCATCTGTTATTTCACCCTTTACAACGCACCCCTAGACCCTTTCTACAAAAGCGTCTTGTGCAGTATCTCTGGCTCTCTAGCACCAGAGATGTTCAACTGGATTAGAAACAAATTTATACAAAAAACCAATGGCAATTGAACTCAGAAAATCAATCCCAGACCCAGAGTTAAACACTAGGATATGGGGTACTTCAATAAATCCAAATTCATATTATAGAGCACTTGGAGAAACAGGCGATGCGGCTTGGAATATTTATGATGATGTTTTAAAATCTGGTGCTATCAGGGGTTCAGGAGGATTTTCTGGTGATGCTTATTTTTCAAAAGGAGCACCTCAAGGTATTTACCTTCATAGTCAATCAAGTAATCTTAAAGAACTTCTTAAATATTATCCAGAGTCTGAAGTTGGAAATAACAATTTTCTTATTGAGGCTACTGAAGATTTTCATCCTAAAAACAATCCTCTTTATAAACCAAATGAAACATTAAGATACAGAGCACTTCCTACTATTGGTGGTATTCCCGCTCCAGAAGGTCTTGCTTTCCCAGTTGGCAATTCTGGTTCAAGATGGCTTACTACAGTAGATTCTACTGGACTTCCAGTACCTCAAGGAACTTATTCTGTTGCCGCTCCTGCTGGAGACACAACTTTTTTACAAAGAATTAATCCTGCAAATCAAAAAAACTTAAGGATGCTTCAGGCATATACTCCTTCTTGGAGTAACTCAACAATAGGATTTGATGGAGGAGTTCCCCCAAAGTGGAAAACATTGTTTGATTATACAAAAGATTTTAAGAACACATCAATTCCTACACACGGGAAAAACTTAGTTCATATAGGAAAAACAGTATTAGCACAACCAGAAACAAAGGCTGTGCTTGCCGCCGCTGGTGATGCTACTGTAAAGGCTGGCGGAGCGGCATCATTTTTATTAGACGCACCTGAATTTTATTATGACGCAAACAAAAAGCGTGATGCTGATGCAAGGACTAAAGCAAAAGCAAATTGGTGGCAAGATGAAGACGCAATACTTTCGTTTGTAAATAAACCAAAAAGTATTTCAGAAAAGTTAAGCCTTGCGGCTGAGGCTTCTTTAAAATCTGCTGTAAATGCAGTAACATTTGGTGCGGCTTATGCAGGAACAGGAAAAAATAGACCTAGCCGTGGACTGGGAGAAATGGAAAAAAGCACAGATGAAATGTATAGAATACTTAAAGAGCGTGGCGATAAATTTTTAAAACAAGAAACACCTAAATGATATGTATGAATATAAACCAAATTTTATAACAGCATCAAATACACCTGTTACTATTCCTGTTAATAAAAGTAATGTTTCTAATTTTTTTGGAAAATACAATTTTGAAATAACAAAACAGAAAAACCCTAACTCAATTTCTACAAAAGATTATAGGACAGCAAGGGCTATTGAAGATTATTACAACAATGTGTATCCTTATATAGCAAATAATTCTTACGGTTTACTTGACGGCAAAGACCAAGAAATGATTCAGGAACCTAAAATAGATAAACTTAATCCTGACCAATATAAATTATCTATTTCTCCACCTTGGAGTTATAGACCACGCACACAATATACTGACAAATTAACTGAAGATGAAAGAAAAAAAATGAATGAATGGTTTAAACTTAAAGATGAAATAAATCCACATAAAGTAAATTCATTTGAAGAAGAAGAATTAGATTATAAATTGTGGAAAAATAACAGAGGTGCATAAATGAGTTTACAAAGCCTTACAATAATCTTTGTGTTTGTAACCTTAGTTGGTTGCTCCACTCAGCCGCAACCTTTAACCCCTCTGCTCATTGAAACGCCGAACAAAGAAAAAGACACCTACATCCAGAAAGTCGAGTCGGTCGTTTCTGACTCTGCTTCTGCCCTTACTGCTGTCGTTCCTGTCCTCGATAAAGGAACTGTCAGAGAAGTTGTCGAAGCCCAAGTAACCCGTCTGTCTGGCATCTCTAAGCCCTCGGTTGCCAAGGTGGAGGAGTTCACCCGTATCATCAAACAGAATGACACCAAGGCTGTCCAGAAGGACAAGGACGAAGCATCTAAGGTAGACGCTGAGACATCAGCCCTGTATGCTATGGTAGAGCAGAAAGACTGGGAGATACAGGAGGCTCACGCTAGGGCTGACGGTGAGTTTAAGCAGAAGGTACTCTGGCAGTACAGTACGGCAGGGCTAGGACTATTTGTGATTGGCGTAATGGCAATGGCATTTACTCCGTTTAAGAAGTCGGCTGGTATTATTATGGCTGGGGGTATGCTGGCTATGGCATCCGCTTGGGTCTTTGAATCCACTTGGTTCATCTGGATTGTGGGGACAGCCATAGGCATTACAACTTTGAGCATACTTTATACAATGCTCAAGAAGCCTTCTGCTTCACCCGTTGTACCGCCTGAGGGTCAAGACCACCATATGACCAACAGTTCGGGTGGCTGAGTTTTTGAATCCAAGCCTTGTTTGAACAGCGGCAAGTGCTACGCTCACCTTCACGGGCTGGGGCTGACAAAACGGTATTACAGGACAGACAAACTAAATGGTTCTTCATAGTTTAAAGAAATAGTGTGGAGTATTGCGTACCGATTTCTTTTGTCTGACATTAAAATTTCTTACTTTAACCTCTCCACTTTTTCCATTAATGTGCTTTGCTATCATAGCACCAACAGTAGTTTTTCCTTTGCCAGTAATTTCTACAAGTTGATTTACTGTGTACCATCCCTTTGGAACCTCTTCTGGTTTGCCTTGGAATAGATGTTGAAGTTTTTCTATTTGTTTTTTGTTCATAGTCCTTTGATAGAGTAGATAAATTCTTTGCCGACCCTGTGGGCTTGCCACACTTTCCAATCGTTGCCTTGGGTGAACCCATAAGTCCAGCCTGACCCCCACTTTGAGGTGGCTAAGCGGTTCTTGCTATAGGTCATATCAGCCTTACGGCATAGACATCCACCTGAGAACCCAACGGCTCCTTGGTGCTTCCTAGCGTTGATTTGCTGGATGCTGTGCAAGTGTCCCATAATGACAGCACCTTGAGGTTCCGCATAATGGATTGCGTGTTCCTCTACTGCACGAATACCACAAGTGTAGCCGTGTACATAAGCAATCTTGCCTAACCTGTGTACGCCTTCTTCGGCGTGGTAATCGTAAATCTTCTTACAGCCATTCTTTTTAAGATGGTTGTTAATGTCATATTTTAGGTCATTGCAGTAGTCAACTAACATACCGCTAGTAGAACCATTGATAATCTGGTCTAGTCTGTCGTCGTGGTTTCCGTTTAAAAATACAGTAGGTTGTACACGACTAATAAATTCTTTGCCAGCCTTAACATCAGCCACTAGCGATTCGTTTTCTTCCTTGCCGCCAGCACCTCTACGGATGCTACGGAAATCAAAGTTATCTCCTAAGTGAATAACTTCTAGGTTGTTGTTTCCTTTCCCAAACCATTTAAGGAATTTAAAGAACTGCTGTGCAACATCCTTGTCAATCATATCACCGTGGTTGTCTCCGACGGCTACAAATTTAATCATCTTGCTCATAGGTTATTTAATTAATGCCCATTTGTTTCTGGAAAACAAGTACTCCCAGCGTTCTTTAGCATCAATAAGATATTGCTTGCTTGCCATAACCTCTGCCGTGGTCTGCTTCTTTCTTTCTAAATGACCGCCGCCGTGGGCTGGGCGTTTCCAAGTTCGTTTTTTTCTCACGACTGATTTCCTTCTATATCAAATGTATCGTTCCTTAACAGGGAGAACTGGTCAGTTCGCATATGGCGGATGACCCCATCCTTTTCCATTACAACAGCAAAGATATCGTTAGACCAAGTGCCGCCGTCTCTTACATACATCAACCAGCCGTAGCCGATTTCTGTACTTACTGGGACAGGGTTACGAAACTCTAAGAACATTACAAGGATTTTGTGCGAACCCAATGCTTGATTGAAGCATCTGTGAGTCGATTGTTAACAAGTGCATCTCCCGCTTCTTGTAGTTCTTTAATCTTGCATCGTGCTTCTGCTAAATCGCTTAAAATACTTGAAGGGGTAGGGCAATTAAGACGCTCCATTAGTTCCTTTACATCCATTGCCAGCACAACAGCCGCACCCTTTACAGAGTTGCTTTTGCTGTTGTACTGGTTTTGGGTGGGCTGGAAGCCGTTAGACTCAGCGATAATTTCTTCTGCTTTATCCACAGGTAGACTGATGTATTTCAGTTTTTTATTTCGGTGAGCAACGGCGTGTCGTAGGTAAGTAATGCCGTGACTTTTAGGACTGTACTGCGTCATCCTTTTCGTCTTCAAACGGCTTCATAAGTAGCGTCTTGTTAACACGCTTCATCTTGCCGTCGAGAATCAGATTATAATAAACCTGATTGTTGATAGGAGTGGGCTTGAGCAGTCGGGCGACATTACCATCTTGAAGGATGATGTATTCGCTGTCGGGGTATTGGTAAAACAGGTCTTTCATAGTGTTGGTGGATTAGAATGGGATTTCGTCGGTGGAGTCCTGAGCGGAAACTTCGTTGTCGCCAGCCCAGAGACGCTGAGCCTCAGCCTTGGTAGCAATGTCCTTGGGGGAAATCTTACCCGTGTCGCCAAACGGACGGGGTTCCCAGACATTAGCCCAGTAGTTCAGGTCAGCACACTTCTTGCTCCTGTCGTCAGACTGACGAGGAAGGTCAGCAAGCGGCGTACCCTTGGCATCACCAAAGGGAGCCACGGCAGTACCGCTGGCTTTGCCCACAGAGGGGTTTGCAACAAACTTGGATGTCTTGGTCGTGCCAAGGCTTACAGGGGCTTGGGAGGCAGGACGGGCTACACGGTCAGTCTCTGCATCGCAGTCATCGGTAGCGACCCCTGCTAGTCCAGCCAAGGCATAGCGGCGAATGTAGGAATAGATAGCACCAGCCTGTTGACCGCTCATACCCTTGTCGGCAGGAAGGAAGGCATCTGATTCCAGCGACGCACCACTAGTGTGGATTACGATGGTGCGGATGCCGACAGACTCAGAGTTGCCAATCGGGAGTTGGACAACAGCAAGGTCGTGCTTGGCAAAGATTGGTTTAATTTTTTCCAAGTGAGCCGACAGGCTGGCGTATTTCGACTTGTGAAATGGGTTCGTGGAATCCGCTACGATATCCTTTGTCTCACTTACTGCCTTTGCAAGAGAGGCATAGAGTTTGACCTGATTTTCTGCGGTGTTTGGGATGGTGTTATTTTCGTGGTGCATATGGTGGAAGAGTTCGTGGAAGGTATACATTGATGCCGTTGTGTTACTTGTTGTCAAGGCGGTAAACGATTTGTTCAAGAATATTTCTCACTAGGTCAGAACGGGTGACTTTCTGCCTCATTGCAACCTTGGTTACTTTGAGCATAAGAGCCTTCGGTAGCCGCACCGTGAGCATAGATTCGTTGTTTACCAGCCGTTGTGATGTATTGGGTTTCATAGTGGAAATGGGAGGAAAAGGGAAAAGGTAATACTTGTCAAACAAAAAGGAGGGGGATGGTTTCTTACGCCACCCCCCTCTTTTCTATGCGACCGACAACAATGAACAACCAATACGCATTGTTCAAACTTTGGCAGGGTTGTCAAGTCCCATACCGACGATTTTGTAGTAGTCCTTAAAACGGCGGATTAAGGCTACACCCGTCTCCTTGTCCCTAGCGTCAAAGCGTTCCAGCAGGGATGCTCCGTTAAAGTTTGTGCTGATAATGGTGCAACGCTTATTCACAGTTCGCTCATCAATTACGCTAAACAGGTCAGATGCCATACGCTGAGTAAGTCGCTCCTTGCCGAAGTCATCAATGACAAGGATTTTGCACTCGATAAGGGTATCAATCATCTTGCTGTGGTTACGCTCATCAAAAGACTTTTCAATCAAGCCTTCCAGTTTACGCATCGTGAGGAAAGTGTATTCCAGTTGCTTGTCCTTCTTGGCTTCATCTACCCAAAGACGGCGGATGACTTCCCAGATACCACGGGTCTTGCCAACCCCAGTTGTGCCGTGGAACAACAGACCACACACTTCACCCTCTGGCTTCCAGTCTAGGACGCTTTGAACCTTAGGGTGGAGCCTTGATGTGTCTGTGTCCACAAAGACCGTAGGCATAGACGGAGGGAACTTAGGCTCCTGCAACCCAGAAGCAAACACCCGCTCAGAATCCATATGCTCCCGACAATGATGCCAACGGACGAGTTTATTGGAGCCGTCGTCCTTAGCGAACAACGCACCTCTTCGACCACAATGACAGGCTAGGTCAGACATTAGAATTGATTGTGGTCTTCTGCGGTTAGCGGCTTTGCTTTGTAAACGCCGATGTTCTTCTTCGGTTCAAAGATTCCAGCCCAGCCCTGCATAATGCTCTGCTGGATTGCATAGATAGATTTATCCTCACCCCAGTCCTTAAACTGTTTGCATTGAGCCTGAACGGTTGCGTCCTTTAATGGCTTCTTGCGTTCCTTGTGATAGGCTACCCAGCCCTTCCAAGCGTTGACAAAAGCCTCAGAGCCAAAGGGTAAACGGACAATCCACATAGCCTCAGTCCCTGTATTTTTATCTGCTTTATTATCTACTTTGTTATATGGGTGCATAATTTTGCACCCCCTCCCCGCAGATTTCTTCACCTCCCCCCGCAGATTTTTGCACCCCGTAAGGGCGATGCCTTCGACAGTCCTGATGATGCGTCGTCCGTTGATTTCCTCCCTGACGATTAGACCAGCATCCTCCAACTGTTTAAGGACTACCTGAATAGCCCTCTCTCCTTGGCGTAGGGACGCTTGGAGGTAGGCATTGGAGGCATAGCACCCGTCCTCCCCGTCCAGACCAGCCACTACCCCGTAGAGTAGTTTAGCGGTGTTGGACAGTTCGTCGGACTGGAAGATTTGAGCGGGAATCCAGACTCCCGTAAACTTAGGTTCGCTCATCAGAGTTCAAGTGCAATGCACTCGTCGGAGTAAGCAGGATATGTCTGCGTATCCTCACAGAAAGCGTAGTTCTGAATGTGCCTGTTCCATTCAAGATTCGCATACTTCTTAGTCTGGTCGCCAATTTTATAAACACCCACGGCGTAAGGTGGAGATTTTTCCACCGCAATGAAATAAAATTCCTTCACAGTATACAACTGACTAGCAAGCCAAGTGTATTGCACATATTGTAAATCGTATCGGTAAAGACGACAGGCTTTTCGGAAACCCTCAGGGCTTGCGTCTTCACAACTTTTCAGGTCAATGATGACACCAGTATCAATATTGAAAGCGTCAAAGCGACCCTTCAAAAGCACAGGAGTCCTGCCTTCGGTGAAGGTAGCAAACACAGAGAACTCATTGAGTCCACGGTCTTCCATTAACTGACGAGCAAGCGGATGGTTCCAGACAGCCTGACGCATACCCTTAATGCTCTCTTCTTCGACGACATCAATGCAAGCCTTACCAGCGTTCTGGATTTCAAACTGCTCATTGTAAGCCTTACCTTCTTTGGTGCGACCATCCATCTTCAACTTCACAGCGTAATGCTCAGACGGGATAGGCATCAGCATCTCAGCGTGGAAGGCAGTCCCAAAGACCATTGCTTTGGTAGGCTCTACCTTCTCCGTGAGAGCGTGGATATAGTGGGCTGGTGACTTAGCGAAATGAGTCAACATCGACTTCGATAATCCCTTAGCGTTGCGGTAGTCTGCGTCAGCCATTCCAGCGAAGGACGCTGGGCTGAACGGGTTATTAGGGTTGGACATAGGACACTCACCTTGCCCCTGTATCACAGCCTGTCAACCACCTTTCTTACTTCTTTTCAATCTAGCCTTCTTATTCTTCCTGAGCCTCTTCTCGTCGGCTGACCTATGGCTGGGGTGCAACTCGCTACGGGGGTTCTTCTGCCAGTAGTCCCAGTAGGACAGGATAGACTGTAAGAACGCTGGCTCATCCCTGTCCCTCTTTGCCCTGCGGCACAGGTTGAATATCTTGCCTTCGATACCATTGCAATTCCCGCACAGCACAGCCCTGATGCGTCCAGAGCCGTGGTCGTGGTCAAGGCAAGCCACAACCGTATCCAACTCCACCCGACACAAGAAACACTCGCCACCTTGGGCTTCAATCAGCCTCTCCCTAAGGGTGGCAATGTCCTTTACTTTAAGTCTCACAGCCATTCCCTTTCGTTGCGTCGGTCATCCCTCGTCTTGCGACCAAACCCTAACAGGGCTAAGACAAAAGCAACGACATCTACACAAACGATAAAAGCAATCAGGATGCCGAAAAATACATAGAGAAACGGAAACATAGAGCGATGGAAATAATGCTTGCATTACACAGGTCAACTACATAATGGCTGAATGGAATACGAGTCCGAAGAAGAGCGTCTAAGCACCAACCCGTCTATCAACTGCACAGGGAAGAATGTCCCTGCTGAGAAACGGAAGAAAGTCGTTGAACTCCTGCAAGACGGAACAGGCACACGGGCTATCAACGCAGAAACTGGTGTCAGCCGTCCTGCTATCATTGCCATCAGGAAGGATGAGGAAGACGCTGGGAAGTTTGAACTCGGCACTTGGAAGAAGCAAACAGCCTCCCTGCTGTCCCAGATTGTGAGCAAGGGTTCCACAAGGCTCTTGACAGAGATTGAAAACATCCCTGCTGGGCAACTCCCGTTGGCTATCGCCATTATGACGGACAAGGTGATGCAACTGCAAGACGCTCCCACTACCATCGTGGAGCATCGCCTGAGAGTGAGCCACGAAGACATCAATGCTATGTTGTCTGGAAGGAAGGCTCCCGACGCAATAGACATTTGACCCCTTTAAACATTGAACAAAACCTATGCACGAATACATCATCAAAAACTTCAACCTCAACTACAACGGCAAAACATATCTAGTGTATGGAAAAGCCACCTACACTATTGAGACAGACGCAGAGACTGGTGCTGAGGCTGTGTTTGAAGCAGTCCACATTAAGGACGCTATCGGGTTCAGCGGACTTATAACTGACAGGAATATCTTAGACCCGATGCAGGAGAGCCTGATTGCCGCCCTTAATAACGACGACCATTTGAGCCGTATGTTGGGGTCTGGGATACGAAAGTAAGAAAAATGAAAATAACTGCTTGACGGCTGGCGGAACCGTAATACACCTATAAGTCCTATGCCACACCAACCGCTCAAACCCATCCCTCCTAAATCTAATCCTATATTCCTGATTGATATGCTACCCGAAAGGCGTGGCAAAAAGTGGGTCGTATCTGTTCACCTTGAACAGTCCGAAACCAAACATCTGCTTGATGCAGAATACTCCTTCAACTTGAAGCGTGAAGCCGTCCTGTTTATCGAAGGCTGGGTAGCCAATGTTGAAACTCATAACCGCAACTGATATGGACGCTCCTAATAATTCTAAGCATCAACGCCGTCAGGCTAACAAAATCCTGAGTCAACTGATTGACACCCTAGGCAACATTGACGGCGATACAGCGGCTGAGTCCGCTGGTCGTCTCAACGCCGCCGCAGAAACTCTGAGGCTCTGGGCTGACAACACCCTACATACCGCTGACGAAGTAAATCAATTCCGCCGTGATGCTGGACATATCAAATGAAAGGACTAACTCCTGAGAATAAATACTTCTACATTCTGTATAATAAAGCATACAAAATGGTAGAGCATCACCAAAAGAAAATGGATAAGGCTCAGCCTGACTCACCCGCTTGGCAAATCGCTAAGACCCATCGCCAATACTACGCAGAAATGTGTGTATTCCTAGACGCTAACTCACCCTCATCCCTTGGCTTCTGTCATTACCAGAAGCGTCCCTAATTTCCCAACCACAACCAAACAATAATAACAATGGACTATAATAACATCAAAAACTACATCGTAACCACGGCTTTCTGTTTTCAGAAAACTACCGTTCATATTCAAACTCTTAGTTTCGATACTGCTGTTGCCACTATGCAACATATTGAAAAGGATAAGACACAGGCTGAGCAATGGAAAGCAGAAGGTTCTACATTGTATTCAATGCAGATTCATTTTGTTAAGATTTATCCTACTTCCCAAAGGGTTAGTGTTTTCCATATGACAGAGGAAGTTTTGAAAGAGCGAGTCGAAGCAGAGAAAGGAGCCGTTTAACAATGGCTTCTTATTCTTTTTCTGATTTAAAAGTTAAGTTAGGTTCCTGCTTTTACCTTTGCTCTGGTGAGGTAGATTACGAAATCGAAGACGAAGGAATTGGCTCATATGAATTTCACGGGGCGAAGGGAAATGACTCCTATTTAATCGCCGCTTTTGACGGCGTGAGCCTCAGCAGTTATGACCTGATAGGATGTTACCCAGCCGACGCAACGGGGGAGCCGTTGCAGGGACTGACGGCGGCAGAAGTTAAACTGTTAGAGGAAGGGGTAATTGATATCCTTTCCGCCGACAATGAATTGTCAGCCGAGTTAGTCAGGAAGGCTAAGGGAGACTTTCAGGAAGATTAATTGTAAAGACTGTTGACAATGTAACACAAACAGGGGAGATTATGTGTCCTATGCACACTAAAATAAAAAAATGTCAGCCTAATCAGAAAGCACTAATTCACCTATGGGCGAACGGAGCGGACGGCGTAATGACCTGCCCCGCTTCTGTCCATACTTCAAAAATCGGAGAGGATACCTTAATCTACTCTTATTCTACCCGTATCGCAATGCGTCGGGAAATTAAGGGTCAGGGAGTCTTCGCCGTCAGCAGTTACGGCTATTCAAAAACGACTAGCAAACATCAGGGGACAATTCAAAACTCAATCCCGCTCCCGTTCAGAATGTCTCATTGGGATATGAATAGCGAATTTGATGCACTCCCGATTGTGGAACAATTCGCCCTGTTTGAAATGCGTTTCGCAGAGCGTTTGAAAGATAAGCAACTGTCGCTAGTGTTCACGGCTCCCAGCCGCTCCGTCGGATTTAATAACGATTTCTATTCCGCACAAATGGAGGCAGTCAGGGAGCAAGTTAAGCACCTTGCAAACCCTAGGGTTAAACGCTTCGGATGCGTTCAAGTTTGGGAAATCTACTGCGAGTATCTGAAAGCCGAAATCTTCCGTAAGAAATTCTGCAAGGGTTATCCCAAACAGGGCGTGTCGGAAATCAAAAAGATTATAACGGGTTATCTCGAAAGGTTGTTTGATAGGAAGGCTAAGCAAGCGGCGGAGATTGAGGAGTATTTCAAAAAGGTTAAGCGTATCGCCGTCCTTTATTCAAAAGACCTATACATTGCGTATACTCAGATGCGGGAAACGATAGTATCGGAAGCGGAATGTTGGAAAAACTTCCTGCCTAGGGATAACCAATTCGATAAGCGTCAAATGATTATCGGCACGATTAGGGAAAACATCTGCAAGGTTCAGAAAATTGAATACGGACATTTGATGACTGAATGGATGGAAATGGCGGGGATTGACGCTGGGAGCGATGTGAAAGCGACAACGCTTCTAAGGTTCAACCCAGATGAAGGGGATATTGAAACCAACAGGGGAGCAAGGTTGCCTGAGACGCTCTGCAAGGCTCTCTGGAAGCGATACGGGGATAAAGTGCAGGATACGGAAAAAGGTTTGCCCGTCGAAGGGTTGCCAATCGCCCTAGGTAGTTTCAACTGGACTAAGAGTGAGGCAGGAAACCTGACCATCGGTTGCCACATCATCCCAGCGTCAGAAGTGATTAGCCTAGCAATGAAGCGGGACTGGTGAGCAAGGGGGAGCCGAAAGGCTCCCCTTTTTTTTGCCTTGCTTTTGTGTTACTGGTAGGCACATTGAGTTTGAACCCATAACCAATAACCCAAAATACATATGAACATCCCTGAGCAATTCAACAAACACTCCGCCGAAGCCGCCGTCCTGATATGGGCGACGAAAGACGCAGTTCAAGCAATGGAAACCATCTGGAAGCCAATGCAACAGTTTCGGCGGGCGGACATTCTGGAAACAGAAGTCATCCGCCTGAGCCTAAAATGTCAGGAATTGGCAGAGCGTTACGCAGAGCAACGCAACGGGTTGAACAAACCCGAAGGAAACAACTGACCCAAAGGGGAGCCGAAAGGCTCCCCTTTTTTGTGTCTTGCTTTTGTGTTACCCTCAGGCACATTGAGTTTGTGGAACATAACACATCAGGGGAAACTCCCGACGCTACCTCCCCTAGCGTCACCGCCCCGCAAGCGTCTCTTGCGGATACCATCAAAACCCAGAAACTCGAAAAGAAGTTTTTGGCTCACCTGACCCGAATGGGAGGCAATCGTAATTATCATTACTATCAGCATCAGGAATTGAACCAGAAGATTGAGTTTGCTAGGGAGCAATACACCCTAGCGATTGCGGCAATTCAGTCAATGCGACACGGGAGCGAAGCCGCCGCCGTCGCACACCTTCGGGAAGCAATCCTGAGGATTAAGGGCGAAAGTTTGGCTCAGATTGCGGACAGTTTGCGGAACGGAATTAAATAACCTAACTGGGGAGCCGAAAGGCTCCCCTTTTTTGTTATTGTGTTACCCGCCGTTTGCGGTTTGTTTATGTGTCCTATGCCAACCATAACAAAAGCAGAAAAAATGAAAGCGTTCCTAACAAACAAAACGATGTCCGAAGATTACGCAAAAAATCTCTGGTATATCGTGAGCGGAGCCGTCGAAGGTGGACTGGGGGGATACAGTTGGGGGTTCCCCGCAAACCCTGAGAGCAAAGGTTACAGGGATTACAATAAAGCGGGAGAAAAGGACGGTATCCCTTACGCTTCCTTGATGATTGAAATCAAGTGTGCGGATTTGGAGCAAGGGGAAGACCTGACGAAGTATCAGGATGTCACGGCGGTTTGGCTTCATAATAAACTGGTGAAGTTTGTGAGCGATGAGAAGCAACCTGATTGGCTCCGCAAAATGTATGCAGAAATGTTAGTGACTCAGGAACACCCGACGGAAGCGGACGGCGTAAGCGATGACGCTTTCTTTCAATACTGCTTCCTAGGGGAAATCACATTCGGATAACGAACGCAAGGGGAGCCGAAAGGCTCCCCTTTTTTGTGTTTGTGTTTTTTACTTACGGCTCCTAGTTTATGGATGTGGAACCCGAAACCCCCCCCGCAGAAAACCTGAGCGTCTCTGCCGCTCAAACGCCCCAGCCGTCCGCTGGGAAACACAAAACAAAGGGAGCCTTTGGTAAGGCTAAGGCAATGAAGCGTCTTAGCGACTACTTCCCTGACCATCGCCGCAAGGTTCAGCGTCAGCACACCTTTGCCGCCAATAGTGTGCCGAAGGAAACTGAACCCGATATGCTGGGGGAGCATATCGCAACGGAGCAAGGCTGGGAGAAAAAGTAACCCTGACTGGGGGAGCCGAAAGGCTCCCCCTTTTTTGTGCCTGTTTTGTATTTGCGTAATAGAATTTTACTAACTACGCTCTGTTTGCCGCTAGGCACAAAATGAACCAACCAAAAAAGCCTGAGAGTCTTAAACTCTCCGCCCATCAGCAGGGCGTAAAATTCCTGCTGGGGGAAACGAAAGTGAAACCGTCCGACTTCCCGCAAGTGGAATGGACTCGAATCGACGGGAATGTTTTCAGCCTCTTCGCTACGGCGACGAACGCTTGGAAACGGAAAGACCTGTCGGTTGCGAACCGAGTGCGGAGTCTGGCAAGTGTAGCAATGTCGGGCGAGTGTAAGGACGCTCCCGACTTCGCCGCCGCCCTGCGAACGGAAGCGGATAACGGTGCGGATGGTTACTACATCCTGCTCGGTATCCTGACGGAAATCTGCCCGCACGATAGCGACGGCGACGACGAAGAGGAAGACGAAGAGGAAGACGACGACGACTGCGACGAATAGCAAACCTAGGGGAGCCGAAAGGCTCCCCTTTTTTTGCGTTGCTCTGTATCCAGCCTGACGGTTACACTAACGGCGTGGAACCTAACACAACTGGGGATAACAATCAGGAAGCCTCCCCCTTCCTGCCGCTTGCGACGGCTTCGCAAAAAACGAAGGGCGAACGGGAGGAATTGTTTTTCAAGTGGTTCCGTTCCGAGCGAGTGAAACCGAATAACACCCTAGCGGGTTTGCAGGATGCTCTGGATGCTCTGGATAAGCACGAAGAGGAAGTCAGGAAGTTTCTGCACGACGAAGAGGAACAGGCACTAGCGGATTGGACTGCGACGGCGGAAAGTTATCGGGATGAATTCCTGATGCCGCTCAGGATGCGGAAAGGGGATAGTGAAGTGAACTTCGTGAATTTTTACCGAACGGAGTTAGTCGAATACAGTCCAGCCGAGGGAGGTTGTTTTTACCACCGTCGCACCTGTTTGGCTTCCTTCCCCGTGAGTTACTTCAACGCCGTGAAATTCTACGGAGAGTTTACCTGCCCTGAAAATGCCGAAGATAAAACTCTGGAAGCGGCGAAGGAATACGGACGGGAGAAATTCGGACTCACCTTTCAGGGCGACAGGGTTGACTGGGGCGACGGCGACACTAGGGAGGTTAGGGGATTCTCCTCTGCACGACCTGAGGCTGACGGCGAAGCGATGCTGGAACGCTTCCCCTTCCAGTCGGCGACGATGACAGTCCCGCACTACGAATGACCTAACTGGGGGAGCCGAAAGGCTCCCCCTTTTTCGTCGTTAGAAAATCCTGACAAGATTCTTGCGGCGTTGCCGCCGTCGTGATTGAATCGAGTCGTGGAACCGAAACCCAAGGGAAAGAAACTGAGCGCCCCCCCCGCTCAATCGCCGACGGCGAATCCGTCGCTAAATCAAATCACGAAACTCCGCAACCTCCACGCCGCAATCACGGCTAACTGGTTCGCCCAGCAGGAAGTCGAACGGACTGCGGAAGCAATCCTCACGAAGACGGACGGCGGTATCCTGATGGACAATCCCAATCGGGAAGTGTGGGAGGATTACTTCTACTCCTGCCGAGACCATCGCCGCCACCTGCGGGGAATGTTAGACCAACTGGACTGCACCATCTGGCTGACGGAGAAAACGATGACGGCTAGTGAGGATACATTGCAGGACTGGTATGCGAACGCTACGGCGACGACTAGTTGCGGCGGACACAAGAAGGGCGAGAGGAATGAGCGGCTGGCAAAAGCCTACCTGTCAGAATTGGAGGGACGGGGACTGCGACCCGACGGACGCAAGGGGTCATTCAACGGCGACGGAGCGTCCTGACCAGTCACACCCTAGGGGAGCCGCAAGGCTCCCCTTTTTTGTGCCTGCATCCCAGCCGTCAGGCTGACGGCCTGAGCCGTCCTGAGCCTGAGGCCTGAGGCCTGAGCCGCCCAGCCGCCCACCCCCTCCCCTGAGCCGTCCTGAGCATCGTCGGCGGACGCTCTGCCTGACGCTCCCAGCCGCCCTGCCGCCCTGCCCCCAGCCTGACCCGTCCAGCCTGTCCCAGCCTCCCTGAGAGCCTCCCAGCCTACCCCCTTGCCTGACCCGTCCCAGCACCCCCTTTACCCCCGTAAAAGGGCGGAGCCTAGCCGCCCCCCCCCCCCCCCCCCCCCCCCCCCCCCCCCCCCCCCCCCCACACCCCCCCCCCCCCCC